CGCCAATATTTTTTCTACGTAAATTTTTTCCGGAACTTTATGGTATAACTTATCATCGGCAAACTTCTGAGCGAAATAGGCATCAAGAACCGCCCACTTTTTTGCAACCTTTGGTGTTTTGTCGTGGTTCGATATGATATACTCCGCCTGACTTCTTGTTGGATAAAACTTTTTGTTTAATTGGGATTTTCTTTTTAATTCCAATATATAGTTATTGAATCCTTCATAAGTCTCAAGTATTGATATTGCCTTTGATTCTAAACTTACATCCATTTCTCTAAGTAATGTAAATATAACACTCTTTTGTATATTTATCAATATGGAAAAATTAGTCCCAATAACAAGGTTAGGTAAGTTTTTTGGTGGTGAGGATTTATCATTAGAGATTGACATGGGTAAGGAATGGTTACATGGTGATATGAATTTTACCGTAATTTTGTATAGAGTAGATAGATATAAGACTAAGACTGATGATGTATATGGAGAGGTAGTTGAAGATGGTGCAAAATTTTTACCTCCTATTGAATTGAAGGGTTATGTTAAGATAGTTGCACCTACCAATCAAAAATTAGGAAATTCTAAATTAAGACAGGAAGAGCCAGGGAATATGAATTTTTCTGTCTATCAAAAAGAATTGGATGATTTAGGTGTTGATATTTTATTGGGGGACTATTTAGCTTATTATGAGACGGAAAGTAGGGTAAGATATTATAGTGTTGTTGACGATGGTAGGGTCGTTTCTGACAATAAACATAATTATGGAGGAGTTAAACCATTCTATAGAACGGTCCTTGCTTCACCTGTCAGCAGAAATGAATTCAAAGGGATATGAGAATAATAATAACGGAATCACAATATAACAAACTTAAAGATATTCCTTTGGCTTTACGTCGTAGGCTATCGTCTATCGATTTAATATTGAAAGATGTTGTCAAAATGTACGATGTGGATGAATATAATAAGTTTGATTTTGTCGACGAGGTTCTACATTCTGTATATGATAAATTAGATTACGATGATGTTAACCAATTTTTTGACTCCATAGAACCGATGTATAAGGAAAAAATAGAAAAAATTTACGACTATAAGGTAAAAAGAAGAAACAAAAGAAAGTAATAATGAGAATAATAATAACGGAAACTCAGAATAAGATGTTAATTGATTCTTTGATGGGTCAAAAGGTTATGGTATATTATAACCTTCACAAACACACATTTTCAGTTCAGAAAAATGGTTTGGTGATATTACACGCCGATTATGTTAAACTCAAAGATGTTGAATTTAGAGTTAGACAGGGAGGAAAAGAAAAAGTTAGAAAAGAAAAATCAAAAAATGTTCATGCATTTGTCATTGGTAATTTAGTTGATTATTGTCAATATCCTTGTGATGAGATTCCTGAAGAACCGACGGGTGATATTGTAACCTATAACCCATACAAATATGATACTTTTGTGTATAAAGAAACAGAAGAACCTGTTATAAACGCATCAGAGGTTGACATGATTAACAGTAAAAATAAACTATTTGTTATAGAACCATAATGGCATTTCCCAAACAAATAAAAAAAACTTTACCATTAGTCCCTGATAAAATTCTTTCTGACAGGAGAAGAGAATTATCTCAGTTCATTAATAAGGATGGGACTTACCTTCCTAAGTCGGTATTACATGCTGATTTAGATAGAGGTATGCTGGACTTTGTGAAAAATGATTTAAAGTTAGTTTCTTCCGGTAAAATTGTCCCATTAGTTGATATAATTCTGACAACTCAAAATTGGTCGCAATTTACGGAAACTTGGTCTTTTACAGATGTTGATTTTAATCCCAGCCCTCCATTTATAACGGTTGTCAGACAACCTGAAGTGAAATACGGAACAAACCCCTCTCTACAATATACAATACCAAATAGGAAACAATTTTATTATGCGGTAGTTCCAACTTGGAATGGAAACCAAAATGGTGCAGATGTTTACACCATTCCCCAACCTGTTCCAGTAGATATTAACTACAGTGTTAAAATTGTGTGTAACAGGATGAGAGAGTTAAATCAATTCAATAAAATAATATTACAAAAGTTTTCTTCTCGACAAGCATATACTTTCATTAAAGGACAGTATGTTCCGATTGTGTCTACAAACATATCAGATGAATCTGTTATGGAGTTGGAAAAAAGAAAATATTACATACAGAATTACGATTTTACAATGCTTGGTTATTTAATTGATGAAGAAGAATTTGAGGTTAAACCGGCAATTTCAAGAGTGTTACAGGTAGTTGAATTAGAAACAACAAATAGGAAAGCTAGACCGAATAGAAGGGTTGAAAATGAGAGGACGTTTGAGACATCTTTTTCTTTTCCTGTTGGTAACAACACTTTTACAAAAACTTTAGAATATACAGTAAACATGAATATATCCAAAAAAACAAACGTGGATAGTTACGATGTTTATATCAACGGAGACTACTATGGGAGTAATATAGGTTCTATACAGATTAATACCAACGATGAAATAAGCATCGATGTTCTTAAAAATGATAATTCATTAGATTCTACTTTATTTGTAACCAACGAGTTGATTTAATCTTCGCCGTAAATATCTTTTTTTTCTTTACACTTTTCTCTAATCAGATTCTCCAAAAACTTGTAAATTTTTACCCCTTTTTTGTCACAGTATTTTTTTAAGATTGCATGAGCTTCTGATGAAATCTTAATATTTTTTATATCCTTGTTGTCGTTCTGTCCCATAAGCAGAAAATAAGCAGAATTTTTTCAAGTAAATCAAAAAGTATTTGTATCACCCGGAGTTTATACCTCAGAGACAGACTTATCGTTTGTGGCTCAGAGTGTAGGTGTTACAACATTAGGTCTTGTGGGTGAAACTCTAAGAGGTCCCGCATTTGAACCTATCTTCATAACAAATTACGATGAATTCCAAGCTTTTTTTGGTGGAACAGAACCAACAAAGTTTGTGAACACTCAAATTCCTAAATATGAGGCGGCTTATATCGCAAAATCATACTTACAACAATCCAATCAATTATTCGTAACAAGAGTTTTGGGTTTATCAGGTTATGATGCGGGTCCTTCATGGAGTATTAGATTAAATGCTAATGTTGATGGAACTACGATAGGAATATCAAATGATAGTTCGTGGACGGCAGGTTTTGAAATTGATTATAGATATTATTATTTTAGATTCGACCCAGCTTCAACTGTTCCTCAAGATATATCGGACAATTTGGATGTTCAATACAGATTATTTGATGGTTCTGTATCAACATTAAGAGACGATTTTCATAATTTGATTTTAGATATTTGTAATAATTCAACCGGCTCTACTCCGACTCCGGCATCTGCAACTACTACCGTAATATATGGTGCAATAGACACACCTGATTATAATACTTTAGTTTCAACATATACTAATCCAATAAATGTTTACGGTGTAGATTCAAATAGTATAGACGATAACGATTTGGAGTCATCTGTTAATGACCCATGGTATTATGCGAACTTTGAAAATAATAACACGGACAACTACTCAGGTTATTCATTTTACTATACTGTTAGTAACATAAGTGTAATATCTAGTGGTGGTGTTGATTATGGATTTGCAGGAACATTAACAGGAAAAATTTATAGTTTTACAGGATTTTCGTATACTGACTATAATAATCAAATTGTAGCAACTATACGTTCAAGGGGTATATCTCTTTACAACTCAACAAATCATGGTCCAACATATGAAGTACCAGGGAGAGTTGACGTTTTCAATAATTTTATTGGTGACGACCTTCAGCTAATATGCACAGGTGAATATTCTACTGTTAAACAGAGTCCTTATGGAACTTTCTTATTATCAGGCTATACTAAAGATAATGTCTCCTTCTCTTTTGAAACAAATCTACAATCATCAAGCACAAAATACATTACTAAAGTTTTAGGAGTTGATAATTTTGCAAAACCAAGAACTCAGGTTCCTATTTATGTTGAAGAAATTTATCCTGGTTTATTGGATGATTTATATAACAGTGGTTATATAAAAGGTTTAAATTGTGAAATGGTTGCACTTCCTGATGCTAGAAGTAGAAATACACAATCAATCGCTTGGAATTTAGAGAAATATACAACACCAATCACACCATATTTGGTTTCTGAGTTAAGAGGAACTGAGGTATTTAAACTTTTTAGATTTGTTTCAATATCTGATGGAACCGCAGCAAATACAGAAATTAAAGTATCAATTGCGGGAATATCGTTTAACAATTTAACATTTGACGTATTAGTCAGAAGTTATTACGATACTGACACAAATCCTGTCGTTTTAGAAAAATTCACAAACTGTAATTTAGATATAAACTCTAACAATTTTATTGCTAAAAAAATAGGTTCAGTAAATGGTGAATTTCAATTGATATCTAGATATATTATGGTGGAAATGTCTGATGAATATCCTGCAGATGCACTACCTTGCGGCTTCTATGGATATACTCAAAGACAATACTCTAATTTAGGTAATAAACCACCAATCCCTGTTTATAAAACACAATATAACTTCCCAGGTCAAACTATTTACGACCCACCATTCGGAAGCACTTCAGGAGGTGATAACGTTGTATCATCAGGTGGTGATAATGTTAGAAGAACTTATTTAGGTTTTTCAAGTAGGGTTGGGATTGATGATTCATTTTTACAGTATAAAGGTAAACAAAACCCGGTTACAAATTGGGCAAATGCTACTGAGTCAAATGATTGGAATTATTTTACTAAAGGATTCCACATGGATTCAGGTGCAACATCAATACTGATTTCTACATCATACACAACAAGTGGAACTCCAGCGTTTGAAACAGGTGTTGCATCTTTCACATCTGACCCATCTACACAAGATAATCCTTATTATTTCATTTATTCAAGAAAGTTCACAGTATGTTTTGCAGGCGGATTTGATGGTTGGGATATATATCGTGAATTCAGAACTAATGAAGATAGATTCCGTTTGGGGGGAACAGGATACTTAGCAGGTTCAGCACCAAGCACTCGTTACCCATTAGCGACAGGTGATGGTATGTTTAAACCAATTGTTGTTAATAAAAATACAGTTGATTGGGCAAACACTGACTATTACGCTTATTTACTTGGTATTGATACTTTTGCAAATCCTGAGTCAACAAATATAAATGTTTTTGCAACTACAGGTATTGATTATGTTAATCATTCTAATCTTGTTGAGGAAGCAATTAATATGGTTCAGTTCAATAGAGCCGATTCTATTTATATCGCAACAACACCCGATTATGATATGTTCACACCAGACGGCGGTGATTCAATAAATAATATTTTACCACAAGAGGCGGTTGACAACCTTGATGAAACAGGTATCGACTCTAACTATACCGCAACATATTATCCTTGGATTTTAGTAAGAGATACTGTTAATAACACACAGATTTATTTACCTCCTACTGGTGAAGTTTGTAGAAACTTAGCATTAACTGACAATATTGCCTTCCCTTGGTTCGCATCTGCGGGGTATACTAGAGGTTTAGTAAATTCTGTTAAGGCAAGAACAAAATTAACTCAAGAAGATAGAGACATTCTTTATCAAGGTAGAATTAACCCAATTGCAACTTTCTCTGATGTAGGAACTGTAATATGGGGTAATAAAACACTACAAGTTGCGGATTCTGCACTTAACAGATTGAATGTGAGAAGATTGTTATTACAGGCTCGTAAATTAATATCTGCGGTTGCTGTTAGATTACTTTTTGAACAAAATGACCAAATCGTAAGACAACAATTCTTGGATAGCGTAAACCCAATATTGGACGCAATCAGAAGAGACAGAGGTCTTTACGACTTTAGAGTAACAGTTTCTTCTTCACCTGAAGACTTGGATAGAAACACTTTAAACGGTAAAATATACCTAAAACCTACAAGAGCT